TGCCCGCCGAGGGTTTTTGTGGCGGCTGCGGCTTGGCCTTGGAATAGTCCGCTGACCTGATTCATGATCGAATCGAGGCTTCCAGCGGCTAGCGTGGTCTTATCGATGCCTAGACCGAGGCGGCCTAATGCTGTCGTGTTGCCGTCGTAGGCTTTCGAAAGAGCATCTGCGACGGTCTGCAGGTCTTTCCCGGTGCCTTTCGATACGTCTAGGGCAATGCTGAGGACTTTTTGAGCCTCGGCTACGTCCTGCGTGCTTCGAATGATCCGGTCAAATGCGGGCCGCAGCTGCGAATCGGCAACGCCTGTCGCGAACTGCAGATCGTCCACAAACTTATTTACTGATTCCGACGCCTGGGCAAATCCGAGATTGGCTAGGGTCGTGTTTAGCCGTGTGAGTTCTTGTTCTTCTTGGATCGCTGCGCTAGCGGCGTCACCGAGAAAGTCGATGAATTTGCGGGCTCCCTCGATGCCGAGATAGGCACCTACAAGCCCGGTGACGGATCGTTCCAGTCCGGCTAAGGCGGATTTGCCCTGATCGAGTCCACGCGTCAGGCGGGAAACGTCAGCGGCGAGATAAACGGTTAGGGTTTTAGCCATTACAGGGAGTCCCATTTAGAAACGATGCGGTCGACTGCTCGGCCCCATTCTTGAATCGCTGCTTGACGGTAGCCACCAGTTCGGCGGAGCCAGTCGGTCTGTTCAAAGGGGGCGAATGACTGGCGGGCATTGCCGCTTGAGGACGGGTAGCGGACCATTGTCGCGGTGCCACCACCTGACAGGACTTTTTTATTTCCGCCGATGCTGACGGCTGGGACGCGGTCGCGCTTGACCTTGACCGAATCGGCTAGCACGTCGCCCCAAGGACCTGCGTATCCCGCGGCCTCTCGCCATGCTGGGGCCATGTAGCGGCCTGCGATTTCCATTGAGGCGGCGCGTAGTTCCTGTGAAGCGGCCTTTGGTAAGGCTTTGAAGGCCCTTAGAACGTCGTTTATGCCGTCGACGTAGAGTTCAGTTACCGGCATCGGTTAACTCCTCCACGATGGTTGCAAAGACTTCAGCGGGGTACTGCAGGACTTCTGTGTACGGTCTGCCGATGCGGAGAGCCACTTTGATTATTAGTCGGTTGTGGCTTCCGTCTGGGTAGGGTCCGCATTGTCGAGCACCTCGACGTAGACCTTTTTGCTGCGGGCCCAGTTCTTGACTTGGTCAAACGTTTTCGGCTGCTCCCCCGTGGTAGCCGTGAACGCCGCCCAGAGCCGTAGGCCCATGTCTGAGGCTTCCGTCTTGGTTTTGTGCACGAGGTCGCCGTATTCCCAAAGGTCGACCTGTTGCAACTGGTAGACCGTTTCGGTTCCCTCGATATGGATTTTGAGTTCTGGCACGTTTGGGTGCATGGCGTTTCCCCGTTCTGTTTAGGCGAAGGTCAGATCGCCCTGGAAGTTGACCGTCGCGGTGGCGACACCGGCCGCATCGAACGTCACGTCAGCGGAGTCCGGCCACATTGCTGCGCCAGTCCACACGCCCGTCGCGCCGTGAACGCTAACAGCGAGCGCCGTTCCAGCCGTAATAGCGGTCTGTAGAGCGTCATATAGGCCTGCATTGTCGTCGTACAGGTACTCGATGGTGAGCGTCGAGTTCAGGTCGGTCTGGTCGAAAGCGACGCCTGAAAGGGTCTTTGTGCGGGCGACCGTGGGCGTGGTGGTGATGGTGCCCGAGGTTACCTGGGCGGAATAGGCGGTCGCGCCCACCGATACGGTGAACTGAGCGCCCGTGATCTGGACGGTGGGCATTTCTACTCCTTCATATTTGCTTGGATATTGATTTCAGTTGTGATTACGGTACCTTGCGCGCCGGTGTCAGTCAGTTGAGGCTGGCCGACGAGGGTGCACAAGTAGTTGGCCGGGAGGGCGTCAAGGATCGCGTCGACGTAGTTTTCGCAGTCGAGCTGCGCGGCATCGTTTTTCCTCGGGCTGATCACCAGCAGCAGCCGCCACCGAACTTCATAGTTGAGGTTGGACCCGATGCGGGTGGGTCGAATCCACGGCGAATCGGGGATGACGACCACGCAGGGCGGGGACGGTACGGGCGGGGCATAGTTGTAGACACGGATACCGAGCCCGCTGAGCGACGCGACGATAGCCTCGCGGGCCTCGGTCGAGAGGGCTGTCATCCGATCAGCCCGCCCACGTTCGCGTAGGGCATGATCAAAGCATGGACTCGACGGGTCACCCAAATAGAAAGTCGGTAAGGGCCTGCGCTGAAGTCCGTTGATACGGCCTGTCCACCGGATGCGGTGCGTGCCTGAAAGATCTCCACGCCTACGGATAGAGCGGCTTCCTTACAGGCTGGTGGTTCTTCCTCGTAGGCCCCGGTGGTCAGGAGGGAACCGACAATGTCATCTGAGGCTGCGGCGACTTGGTCAAGGGTCGCTGCGGTTACCTCGTCCTCGTAGTCGAGGTCTAGCGCGATTGCTAGTTCCTCGCCTGTCACGAGCGCCATTGTCGGTCCCCTCCCTTTACTGGATTAGTCCTCGAGGGACTGGATGCCTGCGCCGGAGATGATCTGCGAGGCTCCGTAGCCATAGATGGCCACGTCACGACCGAGCTGCGCGACGTTCTCGACCTGCGCGAAGCGCGGGCCGTCCTCGATCCAACGGGCTGCCTCACGGTTCGACACGAGGATCGCGTTGCCGCCGATGTTGCGGTCGAGGATGACCGGCAGACCGGACACGTTGACGCCGAGGGTGCTGGCGACTGCCGTACCCGAAACGTTGAACGTCCCGTAGTTGCTCGGGAAGAACGTGGACCAGCCGCCGATCTTCTTAAACACGTTCGGTGACACCAGGACGAACTCGGCGGGCATGCCGGTCGCGGTCTGGACGTTGACCGAGGCGCCGAACACGGCCTCACGGAAGTCCGAGCCATCCGTGTCTGTCGTGATGTCGTAGGCGTACGGGGTACGAGCTCCGTAGACGGCTGCGACGAACGCGATATCGGTCACCTGAACGTAGGAGTTCAGCATGATGCGGCTGTGAGCGTCGACGTAGGACGGGTTGGAGCGCTGCAGCAACTGGTAAGACACGTCCGAGCCAGCGGCGTACGTCTTGAGGGTCGCGGTGCCCTTAAGAATGCTGATCTCCACCGAGTTGATTTCGTCCTTCTCGTCGACCTGCTCGGCCACGATCTCGGTAAGGTCGCCGGTCCAGTAGGGCCAGTTGATCGTCGTTCCGCTGGTTCCGGCTGACTCGACGCCGAAAGCGTTGATTGTGGGTCGGCCCAGATCGAAGATGCCGCGAACGATGAATGACCAGTTCGGGGGCAGGACACCGGGGTTGTTGTCGGTCACCTGGTCGAACAGGGCTCGGTTCTCGACCTCGCCGGACATGACTGCCATGCGGTAGTCACCGAACGAACGGAACTGGGCGAGTTCGTGCTTAGCCTCGGAAACGAAGGCCTTAGCGGCAAGTTCGTGAACCTCGCGGCGCACGTCTGCGATGGCCTCGCGGGCCTCGATGTCTGCGGTTACCGCCGTGGCGGCGTCAACCTCGACGGTCTCAACTGACATTTCACTTTCCTCTCGAATCACGCTTACACCGGCTGTCGGGTAGGCGGGCATGTGGGTGACGCTGACCTCGGCCAAGGTGGCGGCCATGTGAGTTACGGCGTCTTTGGCCTTAGACCAGACTGATTTGGTCGGGGTGAATCCGACTGAAAGGCCTTTGGCTGACTTTGTGCGCATGAGGGTGGCGGCGTCGCGGCCCAGAACGGTGTTTACGATGGTGCCGTCGATGTAGAGCCCGTCGGCCTCATTGGTAGCGCCCGTGATCACGCCGATGGGTTCCCCGTGACGGTAGGCGATGGGCTTGCCGATAACCGATGCCGTATCAAATGCGTTAGGGGCGAAGGATTCGCGGACGCCGCCGATCTGGGTTTCCGTGGAGTAGGGGACGGCTCGGCCGTAGAACGTGGCTGCGATGTCGCCGGAGTCCTCGCGGGTTTCGATCACGAACTCGGCTTCAAGGTCCATTGTCTGCATTTAGCTCACTCCGGGGTTCTGGTCGATGTTCATCAGGTCTGGAAGGTCGAGCAGCTCGCGGGCTTCGTCAACGGTGATCACGCCGAGCGGGAGCATGTCATTAATGAGATTGACGGCCTGATCTGTGTTAGACCGCAGGAACACGGACGTGTCGAACGTGACGGTGTGGCCTCGGGGCGTGATGTCGTTCATTGAGAGGCGCTGGCTGACCAGATTCATCACGGGCGTGAGGCTGAGGTCGAGCAGGCCACGGTAAAGGTCGACCCGGTTGGTGTACGTGAGGGATGCGCCGGGTATTCCTGCGCCCACGAATAGCGGGTCGATGTTGGCTAGGCGTGCCATTGCCCGAGCTGACGCCTCGCGGGCTTCCACGAGCTGCAGATCGTTGGGGTTCATCCCAATCGTCTTGGTGTCGATGGTCGAGTTTAGGTACGCGGTGGCCCGGTTGGTTCGGGCTTCTTCCCACGCCTCAAGCAGCGCGTCGACCTGCTCGGCTGGCAGATCCGCGCCCGTGTTCTTGAGGATCGTGGCCGGCATGGGAATGGTTGCCATGTTCTGCGTGGCGGCCTCAAGCGCGGCTGCGGTGTTGATGGCTGTGGCTCCGGTCGTGAGCCAGCCGCCGTTACCGTCACCTTCAAACCGGACTAGGTCACGGGCAGGGACTGGGACGCCGTTGTACCAGACCTGAAAGTCGACCTCGACGGGCGGACGATCCCACGGGTACAACGGGTCGGTCACATATTCAGGGATCAGTCGGACGGCCTGCGACGGGAAGCCGTCCCAACTGCGTGCCGTGACCTGCCAATAGGCCCGGTCGTAAAGCAGCAAGTCTTGAATGGTGCGTGCCATGAGGGCGGAATAAGAAAGGCCCGGTGTCGGTTGCCGTAAAAAGTCTCGGGCGACGGTTTCGTCGCGGCCCACATACTCGCGAAGCGGGAAAGCGCTGATTGCCCTGGTGTAAGTCTGCAGGGCTTTGTTGAGCGCGGGCACCTGCAAAGCGGCATCACGGGAGACTTGCGCGCCCGCAGGAAACTGGGTCAAACGCAAGAGCCAACTACCACCTGACTCCCTAACGTGCGGAGCCGAACCCTCAGCCATAGTGGGAGTCCCAAGAGACTCGGCTATCTTGGATTGGCCCCGCACGATAGAGAGTGAACGGGGAAACGCCACGTCGCAAGTGTAGACCTTTTACCA